ATCTTCGGCGGCTCTTGGCTGCTCGGCTCGGACGCCGGTTCGCGTTACGCGAGCCTCGGCCACTGGCCGGACGACTCGAGCGGCCATCTGGGCGCGCGCGGCCGCTGTGACCACCTGCAACTTGCCTGAGCCGCCGCGACAGCGGCGGCGAGGGTGAACCGCTCCGATGATCGTCAGAGACGAAAATTCCAGCACCGACGCGCTGGCGATCGTCGAAAAGTATGAGGCCTTCCGTGACTATCTCTACCCGATCGTTCAACGCAGCCCGCGCCATCATGGCGTTCTGCGCGATGCCGTGCTCGGCGAGCTGCTCGCTCCGGTCGGGGAGCTCTATCACGCGGCCAAATCGCGGCAGCTCTCGCGCCTCTACGCAATCGATGCGCGCTTCGCGACGCTGCGGTCATACCTGCGCTTTCTGGTCAAACCGGAGGTGCGCATCGTGAGTCCGCATCAGCAGAGCGTGGCGCTGCGACTTCTGTCCGAACCCGCGCGCATGCTCGGCGCCTGGCAGAAGAAACTGAGTTCGGCCGCGCGCGATGGCGGGCGGACGAAAGGGCAGGCGGGGTAAGCATGCCGCGCGCCTCCATCTTCGGCGGCTCTTGGCTGAACGGCTCGAACGCCGGTTCGCGTTACGCGAACCTCGGCAACTGGCCGGACAACTCGAACGACAATCTGGGCGCGCGCGGCCGCTGTGACGACCGACTTCTCGGCTGTCCGGAACGGGACGGGTCCCGCTCCGGCGCGACGCGGCGGCGATCATGGTCACGCCGGTCTTCCACGTGCCCGGTCTCTGCCATCGCGCCGTCGAGCGAAGCGTCCAGCGGGCGCGACGTCCACGGCGCGATGGCTACGAAGATCGAGCATCGGTGGTCAGCCCGCCAGCGGGGCCTCCAAAACGCGAAGCGTTTTGGGGTGCCCCCGTCCTGCTTCGGCGAACACACGTCCCGGTCCGGCAGAGCGGGGCGTAGGGCATCGCGCCTGTGGCTTGATGCTTCGAGACCCGCGGCCGGCTTCTTTTTCCTCCTTCACGGCAATTCCGACATGGGACAGCGCTATCGCAACCTCATCGGCCGCATTACCGCACCCGCCACGATGCAGAAAGCTTACCGGCTCTGTGCGCGCGGCAAGCGAGGTAGCGAGGGCTACCTGAGCTTCAAGGAATACGATGCCTTCAATCTCAGCCTGCTCGCGGCGGAGATGGCGAACGGCAGTTACCGCGAAGGGGAGTGGAGCGAGTTCTACGTCTTCGACCCGAAACGCCGGCTGATCAGTGCGCTGCCGTTCCGCGACCGCGTCGCGCAGCAGGCGCTCTGCCTCGTGATCGGCCCGATCTTCGATCGCGCGCTGCTGCCGCGCTGCTTCGCCGGCCGCCCCGGCAAGGGCACCCACGCGGGCGTCATCGCGCTCCAGTCCGACCTGCGCCGTTTCGGCCGGTCCGGTCCGGTCTATTTCCTCAAGACCGACTTCTCGCGCTACTTCGCCTCCATCGAGCTGCCGATCCTCTGGCGGATGATCGAGGCCAAGATCAGTTGCCGCGCGACATTGCGGCTGATCGAGACGATGGTGCCACGCTTCGGCATCGGTCTGCCGATCGGCAGTCTGACCTCGCAGATTTTCGCCAATCTCTATGCCGGCGCGACGCTCGACCGGCACATCCAGCAGACGCTCGGCGAGAGCTACTGGTATCGCTACATGGACGATCTTGTCGTGCTCGGCGCGAGCAGCGAGCATTTGCGGGCGGTGAAGTCCAGCATTGAAGAGTTCTCCCGCGACACGCTCGGACTGCGTTTCTCGAAATGGCAGATCGCGCCCGCGTCGCGCGGCGTGAACTTTCTCGGCTATCGCATCTGGGCGAGCCACAAGCTGCTGCGGCGCGACAGCGTGGTCCGGGCGCGGCGCAAGATCGCCGCGTACCGCGCGGCTGGCGAGCACCAGCGCCTGCGTGACTTTCTCGCCGCGTGGCTCGGCCACGCGGGCTTCGCCGACAGCGCCAACCTGATCCGCAGCCTCGGGCTGCAACTCGCCGATACGAGGGCCGCATGACCGCCCGCGTCGATCCCAAGCTCGTGCGCGAAGCTTGGCGCCGGTTCGGCCCGCTGCCGCGCGAGCACAAGCTGATCGTCGACCTCTTCGCGGGCGGCGGCGGGGCGTCGCTCGGCATCGAGATGGCGCTCGGCCGTTCGCCCGACATTGCGATCAACCACGATCCCGAAGCGGTTGCGATGCACGCGGCCAACCATCCGACCACGTGGCATCTGATCAGCGATGTCTGGGAGGTCGCTCCTTCGGCCGTGACGGCGGGCCGAGCAGTTGGGCTCCTCTGGGCGTCGCCCGACTGCAAGCACTTCTCCAAGGCGAAGGGCGGGCAGCCGGTGAAGAAGCGCATCCGCGCTCTGGCTTGGGTGGTGATCAAGTGGGCGCGCGAAGTCGCGCCAGAGCGGATCATCCTTGAAAACGTCGAGGAGTTCGCGACCTGGGGCCCGCTGGTGCAAAAGACCGACGCCAACGGCGCGCCCGTCTTCGACCTGCATGGCTCGCCGGTGATGCTGCCGTGCAAGAAGCGGAAGGGTCAGACCTTCCACCGCTGGCGGCGCCAGCTCGAACGCCTTGGCTATCAGGTCGAGTGGCGCGAGCGGCGAGCCTACGGATCCGGCGCCGGCACGATCCGCAAGCGGCTCTACCTGATCGCGCGGCGCGACGGACTGCCGATCGTGTGGGCGGAGCCGACGCATGGCGACCCGAAGAATGCGCCGCATCTCAAACCGTGGAAGACGGCGGCAGACTCGATCGATTGGTCTCTGCCGTGTCCGTCGATCTTCGACACTGCGGAGGAGATCAAGCGCCGCCACGGCATCCGGGCGGTCCGGCCGCTGAAGCCGAAGACGATGGCGCGCATCGCCAAGGGCATGTGGCGCTACGTCATCAACTGCGATTCCCCGTTTATCGTTCCGATCACGCACGGCGGCGGGGAGGGCCGCGCCTACGCGGCGTCCAATCCACTCAACACCCTGACCGGCGCCAAGCGCGGCGAGCTCGCGCTGGTGCAACCGTTCATCGCCGGCGTCGGCGGTCGAATGGGGCAGACCGAGCCGCGTAGCGTCGCCGATCCGGTGCAGACGCTGACGGCAAAGCCCGATGCGGTCGTGATCGCGCCGTTCGTGACCAAGTTCCGCAACGGCGCGACCGGCCAGCCGATGGACGAGCCGCTCGCCACCATCACGGCGCACCAGAGCTCGGTGCATCCGGCCGGCGCTGCGCCGCTCGGAGTCGTCGCGCCGCTGCTCGTGCCTCGCTATGGCGAGCGGGATGGACAGGAGCCGCGGGCCCGCTCGGTCGAGCGGCCCATGCCGGTGATCGTGCCGGACGGCAACGGGGCGTCTCTGGTCGCCGCGCACATGATGACGATGCGCAACGCCGAGAAGCCGCACGAGGCGGCAGACCGACCTGCGCACACGATCACGGGCGGCGGCGCTCGTCCCGCCTTGGTGTCGGCCTTTCTCGCCAAGCACTTCGGCGACGCCGGCCAAAGACCCGGCTCGGAAGCCGTCGAGCCGGTCGGCACCATCACATCGCAGGATCACAATGCCGTCGTGCAGGCTGAGCTGCAGGCCTCCGCCGGCATCCTTAACCTGAAGGGCAGCGACCGCCGCCAGTCGCCGGTGGAAGAGCCGGCGCCAACGATGACGGCGCAAGGCCGACATGTCGCCGAGGTGCGCGCGTTCCTGATGAAATACCACAGCAGCGGCGGTCAGCACGCCGACGCTCGCGCTCCGATGCCGACGATCGACTGCAACGACCGCATTGGCATCGTCACGGTCGCGGGCATCGATTACCAGATCGTCGACATCGGAATGCGGATGCTGACGCCGCGCGAGCGCTTCCGCGCGCAGGGCTTTCCGGACAGCACGATCATCGACCTGATGGTTCCGAAGGGCAAAGCCTGGCGCGCCCGCGCGCGACAGCTCGGCACGTGGGATGCGGTGCTCGCCGACGCTCGCATCGACTGGGCGCCGATCTCGGCCGAAGCGCAGGGCCGGATGGTCGGCAACTCGGTTTGTCCGACCGAGGCCGAGGCGCATGCCCGCGCGAACTGCGGCGACCTCGCCGCTGTCAGGGAGGCGGCGACGGCATGAACGTCCCGCTGCATCATCCAGTTTCCGACAGTTCTGATGCGGTTGCCGCGGAACTGCTGGAGGAGGCGCTCGCTGGCGAGCGATTTCTTGCTGGCGGGAAGGTCGACCCGCGTCACGCGCCGGCCTACCGGCGCAAGGTCGCGCTGTTGCGCGCGGCGGCGTCGCGGCTCGCCGCGATCTCCCTTCCAGTGCCCGCCGCTCCCACAGAGGTCGATCTCTACCGGGCCTTCCTCGAGCGCAAGATTCCGGTTTCGCAGCAGGACGGCTTCGAGGTCGACATCGCCGAGGTGAACCCGGCGCTGAAGCCCTTCACGCGGCTGATCGTGCAGTGGGCGTTGCGCGGCGGCCGGCGCGGCCTGTTCCTGAATTTCGGGCTGCACAAGACCTGTACCCAGATCGAGATGGGGCGATTGGCGCTAAGGCACCAGCGCGGCCCGGCCATGATCGTGCTGCCGCTCGGCGTCACGCACGAGTTCTTCGACGATGCCGAGCGCTTCTTCTCCGGCGAGTTCGCGGTACGGCTCAAGTTCATCCGGCGCACGGACGAGATGGAGCCGGACGCACTCAATCTCACGAATTACGAGAGCGTGCGCGACGGCAAGGTCGATCCGAATGCCTTCGGTTTCGTGTCGCTCGATGAGGCGGCGGTGCTCCGCGGCTACGGGACCAAGACGTTCCAGACCTTCCTGCCGTTGTTCGCAAAGGTGCCGCTGCGCTTCGTCGCGACCGCGACGCCGTCGCCGAACCGCACCAAGGAGCTGATCCACTATGCCGGTTATCTCGGCATCATGGACACCGGGCAGGCACTCACGCGATTCTTCCAGCGCAACTCGTCGAAGGCCGGCGACCTGCAGCTCTATCCGCACAAGGAACACGAGTTCTGGACGTGGGTGCACTCGTGGGCGCTGTTCCTGCAAAACCCCGGCGACCTCGGCCCGGAATATGCGGACGCCGCCTATACGCTGCCGCACCTGAAGGTGATCTGGCACGAGGTGCCGAGCGACCATTCTGCCGCGGGCGTGGAAAGCGACGGGCAGGGCGTTCTGCTGAAGATGCCCGCGATGGGGCTGCAGGAGGCCGCGCGCGAGAAGCGGGAATCGATGCCGGCGCGGATCGCCAAGATGCGCGAGATCATCGCGGCCGACCCGCAGGCGCACCGCATCCTGTGGCACCACCTCGAGGCCGAGCGCGAGGCGATCGAGGCGGCCGTGCCGCTGGCGTTGTCGATCTTCGGCGCTCAGGACCGCGAGATCAACGAACGCAACGCGGTCGCGTTCAAGTACGGCCGCTTCCAGTACCTCGCCACCAAGCCCTCGATGTCGGGAGCGGGCTGCAATTTCCAGCTTTACTGCTGCAAGGCGATCTTCCCGGGCATCAACTTCGAATTCCACGACTTCATCCAGGCGGTGCATCGGCTGTGGCGCTTCGGCCAGAGCCGAGAGGTCGAGATCGACATCATCCACTCGGAGGCGGAGCGCGGCGTCGCCGCGGTGCTGAAGGAAAAATGGGCCGAGCACGACCGGCTTATGGCGCGCATGGCCGAGATCATCCGCACCTACGGTCTCAACCACGCGCCCGCGATCGCGGCGCTGAAGCGCTCGATCGGGGTCAAGCGGGTCGAAGTCGCGGGCGCGAGGTTCTGCGTTGCCAACAACGACTGCGTGGCGGAGGCGCGCCGCGCGGCCGAGAACAGCGTCGGACTTGTCATCACCAGCGTGCCGTTCGCCAACCACTACGAATACACGGCGCAATACGAGGATTTCGGGCACACCGACAACAACGATCACTTCTGGGCACAGATGGACTTCCTGACGCCGGAGCTCTACCGGATCCTGCAGCCGGGACGGCTCGCGTGCGTTCATGTCAAGGACCGCGTGCTGTTCGGCGCCGTGACGGGCGCCGGCGCGCCGACGATCTCGCCGTTCCATGCCGAGGCGATCTTCCATTTCCGCCGCCACGGCTTCGACTACGCCGGGATGATCACGGTCGTCACCGACGTGGTGCGCGAGAACAACCAGACCTACCGACTCGGCTACAGCGAGAACGCCAAGGACTCCACCAAGATGGGCGTCGGCTGTCCGGAGTACGTCATCCTCGTGCGCAAGCCGCAGTCCGACCGCTCGCGCGGTTATGCGGACGTGCCGGTCACGAAAGAAAAGCCGCCGCGCCGGAGCGTGGTCGTTCCGAGCGAGGATGGTGTCGGCGGAGTGACGATTACGGTGCCGGTCCCGGGCGAGGGTTATTCGCTGGCGCGCTGGCAGGTCGACGCGCACGCCTTCTGGCGCTCGTCCGGCAACCGGCTGCTGCGGCCGGAGGAGTTCGCGGCCGCGATCAAGCAGCTCGGCATGGATCAGATCACCGCGATCTTCAACCGCTTCTCGGTGAGCGAGGTCTATGACCACGACTACGTCGTCGCGCTCGGCGAGCACCTCGGCGACCGGCTGCCGAAGACGTTCATGGCGCTCGCGCCCGTGTCGGCGCATCCGGCGGTGTGGACCGACATCAATCGCATGCGCACCCTCAACACCAACCAGGCGGCACGGCGCGCGCAGCTTCACATCTGCCCGCTGCAATTCGACATCGTCGACCGGTTGATCACGCGTTACTCGAATGAGGGCGATCTCATCTACGACCCGTTCGGCGGACTGATGACGGTCCCGTATCGCGCGCTGCATCTTGGGCGGCGCGGACAGGCGAGCGAGCTCGATCCGGTCTCGTTTGGTGACGGCGTGCACTATCTGCAGGCCTTCGAGGCTGGCAAGGCGCTGCCCAGCCTGTTCGACGTCATCGACCGAGGAGATGCGGCGTGACGACACGCATCATCGCCGAGATCGAGGCCGCGGACGGCGGCGTTGCGACGATCAGCGTCACCGGCCGCGTTGTCACATTCGCGGTTCCGGCGGGAACGACCGAGGTCGCGTTGCGCTCCGGCCCGGCACATGCGCGGCGCCTTGCCGAGGCTCTGCTGCTTGCCGCGCGCGTCGCCGAAGCGGGGACGCCATGACCGTCTATTCGGGCAACAACCGGCGCGGGCGCATCCGCGTCCCGCAACACACGCATCCCCTGGTGCGGCGCCTCATCGTCGAGATGAACGAGCAGCGCGCGACCTTTGCCGAGGTGAGCAAGCGGTCCGGCGTCGCGGTCGACACGATCCGCTTCTGGCCGACGCGCGCCATGCCGCGGCTCGACCTGTTCGATGCCGCCCTTGGGGCGCTCGGGCTCGAACTCACCGTGCGCGAGAAGCAGGACCCTGCATGAGCGCGACCGTCCGCTTCGAAGATCGCGCCGCCGGCCGCACCGATGCGCTGCTCGGCGTGATCACCATCGGCATCATCGTGCCGATCGATCATCCGCGCCTGCGCGTCGCGTGGCAGTGCTTTCTTCCCGAGATCGCGGCCGGTCCTCGTCCTGTCGCCGACACGGAGGCGGCGAAGCGCGCCATCGAACGCCGCGCGGCGCAATGGCTCGAAGCCGCGGGGTTGTCATGAACATGGATCTGCATCTCGCGCAGACCTTTGCGGCGGCCGAGCGTTCGCACCCGGATCTGATGGAGCCGTATTCCGTTCTGCTGGCCGAGGCGGAGGATGCAACGGCGCGCGTCGCCATCATGCGACGCGGATTGCGAGAAACGATCCGTCAACGCTTTCCGCTCCCCGGCGAGGCGCGCATTCCACCACGATCCGCCGACGTTGCGCCATTGGCGAGCGGGGGGCCAGCGCAGCCGGCGCATCATCCCCGCTCTTCACGGAATTCACAGGCATGAGCTTTCAGGCGGTTACTTGGGCGATCGGTCAGACCGCGGGCGGACCCAGCGCAAAGGCCGTGCTGTGGGCCATCGCGAACTATGCGAACGAGAGATGGTGCGCCTGGCCCTCGCAGGTCAGGATCGCGGAAGAGAGCGAGCAGTCGCCCGACACGGTTCAGAGGCGCCTCGGCGAGCTGGAGGCGCGCGGCATCATCCGGCGCATCCCGTTGCGTTTCGCGGGGCGCAAGACGGTCGATTTCATCATCCTCGCGCCGTCGCCATTCTTCGCCTCCGGTACCGACGAATTGCAGGACCTACTGCCGCGCGGCTGTGTCGTCGACCCGAAGTACGTTGCCGCAGATTGCGGTAGCGACGAAAACGCAACACCCGATGCCAACAGCCCGGAAGAACTGGCGGAATCGACAAGTGTTGCTCCGGCGTCGCAGCCGCAAATTGCGGTAGCGACAAATTTGTCGCAGCCGCAAACGCTGCCGCAACCAGCGGCTCACGTTACCGCACTGGTGCGGCAACAAGAACCAGTTATGGAACCTTTAGAACCTGAGAGAGAGACGCGTGCGCGCGCGAGGATTTCGGTCAAAGCGTTCATCGATCGCTGGCCGAGCGCGCCACTCGACGACCTCGACCGGATCACGCGGGCTTGGGAGGCGCTCCCCGAAGCCGAGCTCCAGCACGCGCTCGACGGCATCGATCCGTTCCTCGCCCGGCTGAAAGAGGTTCGCGGCAAGAGCGCCCACGTTCCGGCCGGATGGACCTACCTCGAACAGCGGCGCTGGACGCTGCTGGCGACGTCGGCAACGGCGGATGGCCGTGCCGCCGTCGCGTCCTTCAAGCGCTGGTCGCGCGAGTGGTGGGCGGTGCTGTTTGCGAAGATCGAGCGCGCCGCGCCCGTCGCCGTCATGGTCAAATACGCGGTCGATCAGGCGGCCGGCGATTGGTCGGAACGCGCCGAGCTCATGCCTGCGCCGGACAAGATCGCCGCGCTGAAATCCTATCCCAGCGACGGGTCCGCGATGGCTGGGTGGCGGCCGTGGTTCGCGCGGAGAGGGGTCGCATTCCCGGAGTGGAAAAACCAGTTCTGGGTCTTCCTGCCCGGCGAGGCGCCGCCGAGTGAGGCGACCGGGCCGCCTGCTGCGACGGCGAGCGAGGAGGCGTTGCGCGAGTTCGGCGAGATCTGATCGGGAGACTGGCGATGCGGGTGACGAAGCGGATGGCGAAACGGGCGCTCAAGGCCGCCGCACAGGAGTTCGGCCCGGACTGGCTAAAGCCTCTCGGCCCCATGCTGACGCCACTCGCCGACGCGGCCGAAGTGTTCGAGGAGCATGGCATCGAGCCCTGGACGATCCTGCGATGCGTCGGCCGAATGGAGGCGACGGCGTGCGAGTGGCTGGAACGCAACGGCTTCGAGTGCTGGTATCCGAAGGGTAGGTTCATCCGCACCGTGCCGCTGCGCCATCTGCCCTCGAAGACGCGGCATAAGCGGGCGCAGATGGAAGTGGTGGAGACTATGCGGGCGGCCTATCCGGGCTATGTGCTCGTTCGGCGCATGTTCGGTGACTTCGACCTCAACCGGCTATTTGCCCTTCCGGGGATCATCGGCATCTGCTGCTTCGGCGAGCGCGTGGCGGTTGTCCCGGACTATGACGTCGAGCTGGTGCGGCTGGACGAGGCTCGCGGGCGGTTCGATCAGTTCGCCAATGCGGCGGCAGAGCGCGCTTATTTTTACAAGATCGCCAAATCCGATGAGGATAAGCGATATAGCGGTGACAGCCGCGTCGTCGGTCGTGCTTGCGAATCGGGCTTGACCGTGACATTCCAGAAAACGCTTGGTCGCGTGACGCGCATTATAGCGGCGTCCGACTTGCCCGAGCCGGCGGCCCGATAGGGTACCACGCCAAGTTCGCCCCCTGCGCCAAAACGAGCGCGATCTCCACGGGCATTTTTCTTAGCATGAGCCGAGCAGGGGTGTGATCCCGGCCCGCTTTGGGTCCTTCCCGGCCCCAAAAACAATGCGGGCGCCAAAGGCGTTTTGGATCGCTAGCAAAGCTCGTTTTCAGCAAAGGTTGAAGTTCAGCGGGAATGGCTGAAGTCGCCATGAAGTTCAATGAAGACCGTAGTTACGAAGGCAGAGTATGCCGCGTTGAAAGGGCGCGGCCCATCGGCGGTCAGCAACTGGATTGCTGAAGGGAAAATCACGCCTACGGCGCTCGTCGGCGAGGGGGTCCGGGCGCGCATCTGGGTTGAGCAGGCGGATCGCGACCTGGCACTTCGGCTCGATCCGTCGCAACAAGCGGCGCAAGCGCAGCCGGTCATGCCGGCTACCGTGCCGCTCGCGCCGTCGGAGCAACCGGCAAATTTGCCGCTTGAACTGCCGCAGCAGTCGCATCCGTTCCACTCCGGCGCTGGAGGGCAGAATACCGACGACGCCGACCTTCGCCGCAAACGCAAGGCGGACGCTGATCGCGCCGAGCACGACGCCGAAGCGGCCCGACGTAAGAACGCCCTCGATGAGGGGCGCTGGATCGATGCCGCCGAGGCAGCTCGCGAATGGGGCCGCGAACTGGCGCGCATCCGGACCGAAACGGAAACATTCCTGTTCACGACGCTCGCGCGTTCGCTCGGCGATCGGTTCGGGCTCGACTGGAAGGCGGTCGCCGTGCTGATGCGCGATCAGTACCGCGCTCATTGTCAGGGCGTCGTGGATGAGGCCCTGAGCCACGTCGAGCGGCGCGAGACGGAGCTGGCTCAGGCTGCGGAGTAAGCGATGGGCATCCTAGTCGATCCCGTCGTCGCCGTTCAGTCGGTGGTGGCGCGGGCGATGCGCCCGCCGCCACCCTCCGATCTCGGGAAGTGGGCTGAGGAAAACATCCGCTTCGGCCGGGAGAGCCCGTTCCCCGGGCCGTTCAGTCTGAACACGATCCCGCAGTTGCGCCGGATCCTCGAAGTGCTCGGTCCGGAGCATCCGGCGCGCGTCGTCACGCTGAAGGCGGCGGCACAAATCTACAAGACGACGGTCGCTCAGATCTTTGTCGGCGGGTCGATGGCACTCGATCCATGCGACATCGGATACGTCCATCCGACCCACGATAACGCAGTGCGCTGGTCGCGCCGCAAGTGGAAGCAGATGCGGCTGCAGTCTCCGGGACTGCGGCTCCTGTTCGGCGAAAGCAAGTCGCGGGACTCGACAGACACGGTGCTCTATCAGGAGCGCCGCGACGGGCTCGGCTCGCTGCAAATCTCGGGCGCGAATTCGCCCGCATCGCTGTCAATGGTGTCCTGGCCCAAACAGGTACAGGACGATCTTGCGAAGTGGGAGACGAACGAAGGCGGCGATCCCGAAAAGCAGGCGGATAGCCGCTCGCTCGCGTTCGAATGGGCGAAGAACCTTAAGGCCGGCACCCCGCTCTTTGCGAAAACGTGCCGCATCACGCGCAACTACCGGGCCGGCACGCAGGAGCGCTGGCATGTTCCATGCCCGCACTGCGATCACTACCAACCGCTCGAATGGCACAACTTTCTCGCCAATCTCGATCGCGAGCATCCCGAGAGGGCGCACTTCGCCTGCGTGTCGTGCGGTGCGGCAATCGAGCAGCGGCATAAGGCCGCGATCCTGGCGCGCGGCCGATGGGTCGCTGACAATCCCGGCGCCCGCAATGTCTCGTTCCACGATTGGCGCGCCAACCAACCCACGATCTCATGGGAAGAGATTGCGCGGGAATGGATCTCGGTCGAAGGCAATCCGACCGCTGAGCAGACCTTCTACAACGACTGGCTCGGCCTCGAATTCGAGCGGGCTAGCGAAGCTCCTCCCTGGGAGGCGCTTCGCGACCGCGCCAACGCCGAAGGAGGCTACGAGCGCGGACGCATACCGGCCGGCGGGCTTCTGATCTGCCTCGGTGTCGACTGTCAGGGCGACCGCATCGAGGTGCACGTCAAGGCTTTCGGCGCGAACCTGCGGCGCTGGACCATCGATTATCTCGTCATCCCGCACCACATCTCGAGCGAGCAGGGCCGAGATGATCTCGACAGGGTCTTGAAGACCGCGTGGCCTGATGCGTTCGGCAACCAGCGGGCCGTCGACATGCTGGCGATCGATGGCAACGCCTGGACCAATGACGTGTTTGGTTGGGTCAAGGAGCGCAAGCATCCTTGGACGAAGGTGATTATCGTCCGCGGCGCCAAGTCCGATCACGCTCCGCCGATCGCCTTGACGAAAACCGAGAAGAAGCCTGACGGGAAGACGCGCCGCGCGCAGAAGCGGTTCTACAACGTCGGCGTCTCGGGGCTGAAGTCCTCGCTCTATGAGCATTTCAAGAAGGTCGACCCACTCGCGCGCGGCTACTGCGCTTATCCGCGCGGTCTGTCCGACGATTTCTATATGCAGGCGACAGCCGAGCGCCGCGAGGTGATCGTCGACCGCTGGGGCTTTCCGAAGGCGGTCTGGCGTAAGGACCACGACCGGAACGAGGTTCTCGATACCGAGATCTATGCCGAGGCTGCCGCGATCCGATGCGGCTGGTACACGCGAACGCCGGAGCAATGGGACTCGATGGCAGCCGATCGCGAGAAGCCGCGCATCAGCGGACAAACCGACATGTTCGACCCGGCAACCATTGTGACGCGATCCGCCCATGTCGCCGCGCCGAGTGCTGTGGCGCGGGCTTCACAACAGAAGTCTGCCGCAGTGCGGCGGGGCGGTTCCTCGAGCTTCATGGGTTAATCGCGATGACGACGGTCTCCGACCTTCAAGCGCAGCTTGCGGCGCTGAACAATGCGCGCGCGAGCGGGATTCGCTCGGTCGAATATGCGGGCCGGCGGACGGAATATAAATCCGACGTCGAGATGGCATCGGCTGCCGCCGACCTCGCGCGACGCATTGCGGGGCTGACCGGAGCGTCCGTCGTTCGTGGTTATTATCCGATCGCGCAAAAGGGGTTGTGATGCTGCGCGGGATCGCTGGCACCCTCGGCCGCGCGCTCAGCACGTACGCGCTGCAGGGCTCCGGCCTTGAGGCCGGGCGCTTCTCGCGCCGCATGTCCGGTTGGCTTCCGGCGCGCGATCACGTCAACACGCTGATCTCGTCCTCGGGGAAAACGACGCTCGCGCGGGCGCGCTACCTCGTGCGGAACAACGCGTATGCCGCGGCTGCGACGGAGTGCTTTGCAAGTAACCTTGCCGGCTCCGGCATTGTTCCGGAATGGGCGCTTCCGCCCGAACAGAAAGATCTCAAATCCCGCGTTCAGGATGCCTGGCTCGCCTGGACGGACGAGTCCGATGCCGAGGGTGTGACCGACCTCTATGGTCAGATGCGCCGCGGCGCCCGCGAGCTCTTCATCGCCGGCGAATTCTTCATTCGGCTCCGCCCGCGTTACCTTTCGGACGGCCTGACGGTCCCGCTGCAGGTGCAAATGCTGCCGAGCGAGCAGCTCCCGTCCGAGCTGACGATGACGGCGGACAACGGCAACGCCATCCGGCAAGGCATTGAGTTCAGCCCGATCGGGCAGCGCGTCGCCTATCACTTCTGGAAGGTGCATCCAGGCGACAGCACCGAGCGTCCTTTGCAAGGACAGATGACCCGGGTGCCGGCCGACCAGGTGTTGCATGTCTACGATCCGGTGGAGGCGGGGCAAATCCGCGGGCTGCCTCGTCTGACCCCGGCGATTGTCGCGCTCTGGCTGCTCGACGGTTACGATGACGCGGAGCTCGAACGCAAAAAGACAGCAGCGCTGTTCGCTGCTTTCGTGAAGCGCGCCGACGCGGATGGCGAGCTATTCGACAAGGCGAAGGAGGAGGCGGCGAAGGCCGGGGACGGCACTGCGGCGATCACGCTGGAGCCCGGCAGAATGCAGGTTCTCTTTCCCGGCGAAGACATCGTTACCACCCAGCCGGCGGATGTCGGCCCGAACTACGAGGCCTTTCAATACCGCACGCTCACGCGGTTCTGCGCGTCGGTCGGCCTGCCCTATGCGGGGGTGACCGGCGATATGGTGCGCGCCAACTATTCGAACCAGCGCGCCGCGATGGTGCAGATGCGTCGCACGATGGAGGCGCTGCAGCACAGCGTCATGGTATTCCTGTTCTGCCGCCCGATTGCGCAGGCCTTCCTGAACGCCGGCGTCATGTCCGGCACACTCGATCTGCCCGGCTACGCGCGGGATCCGTCGCCGTATCAGAAGATCACCTGGATTCCGCCGAAGTGGGATTGGGTCGATCCCCTCAAGGACCTCGAGGCCGAGGCGCTCGCCGTCAACTCGCTGTTCAAGTCACGCTCGTCCGTGATCCGCGCGATGGGTGGCGAGCCCGCGGCGGTCGACCGCGAGATCGCCGAGGATCAGACGCGCGCTGCGGATTTGAAGATCAAGCCGGTCGGGACCGTCTCGCCGGCGAAGGACGTTGCGCAGCCTGGCCCTCAGGAAAACGACCCAGCCGCCGCCGAGAAGGCGGCAACCCTCAACGGCCATCTGCCCGGTCCGTCCGCCCTCAACTGAAGGGACGTCGCTCATGGAAGCTGCTTATCCGCAGATCGCGGAGCGGCTGTTCGGCCGCGCGCACGCGATCGAGCCGGCCGCGCTGCGTGCCATCGTCGACGGGCCCGTCGCCCGGAGGATCATCGCTGGCGAGCTTGCGCGCAGCGAGCCCGCGCCGCGCATGATGAAGTCGCGCCGGACGAGACTGTCGGCGATCGTCGATGCCGAGCCCGTCTGCGTGGCGGACGGAATCGAATACGCCTTGACCGCGGACGGCATCGCGATCGTTCCCGTCATGGGCGTGCTCTCTCAGCGTTTCGATTGGCTCGCCGCGCTCTGCGGATGGACCACCTACGAGGGGCTTGCCGCCACACTCGGCGCGACGCGCGACGACTATCGCGTGAAGGGAATTCTCCTCGACGTCGAAAGTCCAGGCGGCGAGGCGGCCGGCATGCTCGACGCCGCCGATGCGATCCTTGCCTCCCGCAGCGCGAAGCCGATCTGGGCGGTCGCGAACGTCTACGCGTTCTCGGCGGCCTACGCGATCGCGGGCGCCGCGGAGAAACTGTTCGTGCCTCGCCTCGGCAAGGTCGGTTCGATCGGCGCCGTTGCGATTCACATCGATGAGTCCGCCGCCGACAAGGCGCAAGGCCTGAAATATACCCCGGTCTATTCCGGGGCTCGCAAGGTCGACGGCTGGTCGCACGCGCCTCTTGGCTCCGATGCGCAGTCGGAAATGCAGCGCGGCGTCGACTATGCGCGCGGGCAGTTCGCCGCGCTCGTCGGACGGCAGGGCCGTATGAACGCGGCCGCCGCGATGAAGACCGAAGCGGCGGTCTATCACGATCAGGAGGCTGTCGACGCGAAGCTCGCCGACGCGGTCGGGTCGTTCGACGACGCGCTCGCGCAGCTCACCCAGTCCGTTTCGCCGCGCGTGCGCGGCACGTCCCTGGCCGCACTCGCGGCGGCCGCAACACAGGAGATGCCCGAGATGACGCAAGCGGCCGAGAAGCCGGCGCCCGCGCCGGCCGCGACCACGAAGGATACGGCCCAGGCGGCGCCCCAGCCCCCTGCTGATGCGAACGCCGCCTCGGCGTCCGCAGGTGCCGCGCCGCCGCAGCCCGCCGCCACGAAGGAGAAGTCCGAGACCTGCCCCGATTGCGGGCGCGAGATGGTCGTCGGTGGTGAAGGGGCGAACGCCCCACGTTACGGCATCGCGGCGGTTCTGGAGACGCTCGACCTCTGCGTTCTGGCCGGCGCGACCGCTGCGACGGCCCGCGGTTTCATCGCTGCGAAGACCGCAATCCCGCAGGTTCGCGAGAAGCTCACGGCCGCGAAGGCGCAGGGCTCCGGCCGCGAGAGCGAGCTCGTTCCGGTCCCCGACAAGCCCGCCGCCAATGCGGGGTGGGACGACGTCGTCACCAAGGTCAACGCGCAGTTCGGCGTTGGCGGCAAGAAGTAATCCTGCCGTCCGTTCGGGATCGCAGGTGCGTCCAACCCCGGTCAACTGAGGAGCAACTCGAATGACCGTTCTCAACGAAACCCTTCATGCCGGGGGCTTCATCGTCAGTGAAGCGAACGGCTGTCGTTCTCGCGAGCAGGGCATCATCGCGTTGTCGCAGACGCTCGTTGCCGGACAGGTGCTCGGCGCCGTTCCCGTCGTCGCCGGCGTCACCTCGAGCGCATCGGCGGATGCCGCCAACACGTCCGGCTCGGGCGCGATCACCCTCGACGGCACCACGCCGGTCCTCGCGGGCGCGATCAACGGCACCTACCGCGCCGTATGCATCGAGCCGGCGACCAATGGCGGAACCTTCGCGGTGTTCGATCCCAACGGGATCGAGATCGGAAAGGTCGCGGTCGGCGCGACGTTCGCGAACCAGATCAAGTTCGTCATCGCGGATGCGACCGATTTCGTCGCGGGCGACGCGTTCTCGATCGTGATTGGCGTCGAGAAGGGTGACCTCAATTACAAGGCCCTCGATACCACCGCGACCGATGGCGCCCAGCGCGCCGCGGGCATCCTGTTCGCGCCCGTGACGACGGACGGCTCGACCAAGCTGCCCGCAACCATCGTCGTCCGCGACGCCGAGGTTCGCGGCTCAGACCTCACCTGGCCGTCGAGCAATCTCACCGACGCGCAGAAGGCTCAGGCGATCGCCGAGCTTGCCGCCCTCGGCATCGTCGTCCGCTGATCGCGGGCTCCTCCGCAACGAACGTGCGCTGACGCGCCCTACCCGAAAGGACAAGCTCACCATGCTCACGATGGACGTGTTCAAGCAGGATGCGTTCAGCGCTCAGTCGCTGACCGCATCCGTCGACAAGCTCGGCTTCGTGCCGAACTTTCTCGGTACTGTGCCGGGATTGTTCGTCCCTCCGCCGCTCGGCCAGCCGCGCACCAAGGACGTCTTTATCGAGTCCCGCGGCAACGATGCGGCGCTGATCCAGACGTCGCCCCGCGGGGCGCCGCCCTCTCAGCGCGGCGGCGATCGCGGCGAGGCGAGACCGTTCAAGACTTCGAGGCTCGCGAAGGCCAGCCGCATCACCGCCGACGAATTGCAGGGTATCCGGCAGTTCGGCTCCGAGACCGAGCTGAAGCAGCTCCAGACCGAGATGGCGCGCCGCCAGCTCCTGATCAAGAACGACTTCGACCTGACCAAGGAGAACATGCGGCTCGGGGCCGTGCAGGGCTTGGTCAAGGACGCGGACGGCAGCACGATATATGACTGGGCGTCCGAGTTCGGTCAGACGATCCCGGCCGAGGTCGACTTCGATCTCGACAATGCCTCGCCGGCGGCCGGTGTGTTGCGTCAGAAGTGCACCGCGGCGGTCCGTTCGATCACGCGCGGTCTGAAGGGCCTCGGCGGCAACAGCGTCCGCATCATGTCGATCTGCGGCGACGACTTCTGGGACAACCTGATCGCTCATCAGGAGGTGCGCGCCACCTATCTGAACTACCAGGCCGCCGCGGCGCTGCGCGATCCGGTCGCGTGGGAGACCTTCAACTTCGGCGGAATCACGTGGACGAACTATCGGGGCACTGACGACGGTTCGACGGTCGCGGTCCCCGCCGCGAAGGCGAAGTTCTTCCCCGTTGGCGCCGGTATCTTCCAGGAATGCTACGCGCCCGCCGAGCGGTTCGAGTTCGTCAATACGCCCGGTCAGCCGACCTATTCCTGGGTCGTGGTCGATGACGAGCGCGACATGTGGGCGGACGTGGAGGTCTACTCCTATCCGCTCTACGTCTGCACCATGCCGCAGGCGCTCTATCGGGCGAAGTATACCTGATCGGCGATGGGCTTCGCAGATACAGGAGTGCTGTTGACGGTGGACGCGACCTTCGCCGCATACGGCGCGGTCGCGTCCTATTCGCCGCCTGGAGGCGGTGATGCGGTGGCGTGCGTCGTCTGCCGCAAGGTCCCGGACCGCGCGCTCGGTTTCGGCCAGGGCGCGCCGCTCTTACAGAGCGACGAGATCGAGGTTCGGAAGTCCGAGGTGTCGGCGCCGGCACGCGGTGGGCTGTTCACGGTCGGAACCGAGGTACTCGAGATTTTGTCCGATCCGCGCTGCGAGGATGATCTCGCGCTTGTCTGGATCATGACGGTTCGTTGACCAATGGCCGAGCACGTATCGTGGGATCCGGAGCAGGGCTGGATACGCACGCCGCTGCCGGCGGCATCATCTGGCCTGACGATTTCGGAAACACTTGAAAAGTCGCGCGCGCTCGACGGCCTGCTGGCGGCGCCGCTTCCCAGAGGAAAGATCATGTCCGCGACCTCGCTAGCCGATCGCATTCGCGCCGTGCGCCAGTCGCGCGACGCCCGTTTTTCGGAGATCGAGCGTGATCATTTGCAGCGCATTGGCGCCGCCGAGAAGCGGCAGAACGAGGCGCTCGACAGGCTGGAACAGAAGCTCGCGAGCGACGCCGAGTTAAACGAGGCCGAGGTTCGGGCGCTCGAGGACGAGGTGAACCAGCTCACGAATGGCGGGCCGCAGTCCTAGCGCGCGGCTCCGATGCAGTTCGCGCTCGCGCTCGAAGGAAGCTTGCGTGACTTCGCCGCCAAGACCGAAAAGAACCTCGCTCTCGGAGTGACCGAGGGCGCGGACCGTTTTTCGGTGATCGCCAAGCTGGCGCTGCGGGCCGATGTTAGGGCCGGCGGGCTCGGCGAGAAAGTCGCCAACACCTGGCAGGCGAAGCGCTATCCGCAGAAAGGTGTCTCGGCCTCGCCCGCTGTCTTCCTCTACTCGAAGGCGCCGATCATCGTCTCGGCTTTCGAGGAAGGCGTCACCATCACGCATCACGATGGGCTCTGGCTCGCTATCCCGACCGACAACGTTCCGATGACGGGGAAGGGTGGCAAGCGGCACAAGGCGAGCCCGCAGGATGTCGAGGTCATGTTCAACCAGGACCTCATCATCTACGAGGGCCGGCACGGTCGGGAGCTTCTGGCCTTCGTCGATGCCGTCAAGTCGCGCAACGGCCGAAGCTTCCGCCGCGCCACGAACGCGCGCACCGGCCAGCAATCGCGCAAGGCAGAGCTGGTGCTGATGTTCGTGCTGGTGCCGCAGGTCACCCTGCGCAAGCGGCTGAACTGGAAACGGACTGCCGCCGCACTTGGCCTCAAGTGGCAAGACCTGATCGGGACCGGCGCTGCTTCGAGGTTGTCGTCATGAGCAGCAAGACCGAGCTCGCGGTGAAGGCGCTGTTCGATGCGCTGCTGGCGCAGTCGCAGTTGGAGAACGCCGCGCTCCCGACGCCGAAGCGCAACGAGGCGCTGCCGGCGCGTCTGTTCCAGGCAGGCGTCGGCGCTCCGCAGAGCTACCTTAACCTCTGGGATGGCGAGGGCGGCCCGGACGGGGAGTTCCTGGGCGCCGACGAAATCGAGGACGGCTACGATCTCCTCCATCGTCCCGTGATCGAGTGGGTTGTGGCCGGGGGCGCCGACGCCGCGCGCGATGCGCTGTTCGATAAGGGGCTTGAACAGATCCACGACGCGATCAAGCGCGGCAACGACGGCGTGCTCGCCGGCGCGGTCGATGCCGCCGCGATCGAACAGGTAACGCGCAACGGCAAAGGGCTGGTCACGGACGGCCTGCCCAACGTCAGGGCCGCCGAAGTGACGATCGTCCTTTCCTTCACATCCTCCCGTCCGTTCTGATGCCGATCGGCAGCGCGTTTCGTCCTGTCCCGAAAACCAAGAGGCTCCATATGGCAATCGACACGCCGCAGGCCCCGCCGCCCCGCGCGCTGCCTTCGCACATCAAGCTGCTCGCCGATTGGGGCGGGCACCTCGCCGGCCGTGTGCTCGCCGCCGACGCGGACCTGATTGCTCAACTCGATACCGAGCACGCGAAGTATCGCGCGGCGACTGCGCTGGAGCGCAGCCTCGCCGGCTTCACCACGGGGGAGTGACCCATGCCGACCGCCGCCGCGCCTCGGGGCAAGACCGTCACGCTGCTGATGAAGGACGAGTCGAATTTCGGCTCTCCGCCCTCCGGCAACTGGACGCAGACGTTCATCTATTCCTGGTGCAAGGGTGGCGCACGTCCGCTCGAACGCGACCCGCTGCTCGGCACCGCGCGGCAGAACAACCGCGACGCGACGCAGGCCGCGCCTGGCCTGCCGACCTTCGACGGCGCCGGCGTCTCTGTGCCGCTCGACCTCGCGCACTTCGGCTGGTGGCTGAAGGGCGCGTTCGGTGCGCCGGTCACCACCAATACCGACGACGACTACACGCATGTCTTCACCTCGGGCAAGGAAGTGATCCCGTATCGCTCCGCCGAACTGAAGCTCGCGGCGAGCTGGTTCCGGCAGGACGTCGGGCTGATCGTCGGCGGGCTCGACTTCGACCTCGGCCGCAAGGCGGGCTTCGACCGCGTCGGCGTGAAGCTGATGGGCCAGAAGACCAACAAGCTCACCAGCACTGGCGGCGGCACGCCGTCCGCGCCGTGGGCGCGGGTGCCGGTCCCGGCCACGCTGCCGATTATCAAGATCAACGCCACGGCAGTCGGGCGCGCCAGCTCGCTCAAGGCGAGCTTCGACAACAAGGCGGCCGAGCAGAACTTCGTCGGCAACGAATACGTCTCGGGCTTCGACCTCGACGACGATGCCACGTGGAATGGCACCTTCGGCGTGCGGCTTCTCGATTCCACCTATCGCGATCTCGCCGCCGCGGGCGATGCGTTCTCGCTCGAGCTTCTCTGGCAGGTCTCCTCGGTGCTCTCGCTCTCCATCCTTTCGCCGGCGACGCGTCTCGCGCTCGCGGGCGAGCCGATCACGGGCCCGGGTGGCATCCAGGCCGAGTATCAGTTCGAGGCCGAGCAGGACGACACCAATCCGATGGTGACGGCCACGCTCAAGAACCCGATCACGAGCTATCCGTGAAGCGCGCGCGGCTTCATAAACGCGGGCGCTTCGCGGCCGTTCCGCTTGTCGGCGGCGTCTCGCTGCTGGTGCGTCCCGCCAAGTTCGAGGAATACCAGCAGGTCGCCGCCGAGATCACGCCGTTGATCGCGGCGCTTATCGCCGGCAGCGACGCGGCAGCGGCGCTGGTGCCGTTGCTTGGCGACGATTTCGACGTTGCCGAAATGACGCCGGCCCGCGCGACCGGCGCCGGCGACAAGCTGGCGCTGATCGAACTGCTGCTGATGTGTGCCGGTGACATGCAGGGCGAGCTGATCGGCACTGACGACAACACGCTGCCCTGGCCGGACAAGGGCACGGCGGCGCTTCTACTCTCGGACGTCGCGATTGCCCGGCGGCTGAGAGCCGCCATCGAGGCATCCATTCACGAAGAGGTCGCCGAGGGAAACGGATAACCCGCCTCGCCGCTTGGCGGGGCGGGCATCCGGGCTACTGCGCGACCTGCCGCGATGTCGGGGCGGCCTGTGCATCCGGCGGCCGTGGGGAAGATGGCGAGCGCTGTCCGGAAGTCGCCGACGCGCCGCTGACGCTGGAAGGCCGCGAAGTCATGCTCGCGGTGTCGCGCCCCGGCATCTGGCGGCGGGTCGGCCTCAACGGCGTGATGGTCGGCCTTGACCTGCAAGAGGCGCTCGCATCGCTCGGCACGTGTGACCGCAGCGTGGCGCGGCGGCATCTGATGCGCGCCGAGACGGCCTTCGTTGCAGCTGTGCTGGCACACGGAAAGGAGGGCGGCGATGGCTGATGCACAAGTCGCCGTCCGCTTCGCCGTCAAGGACGCGGAGGTTGTCCGGCAGGCGCTCGCGAATCTGGGCAAGGACGGCGAGGCGGCGCTGCGTCGCTTCGATGCCGCCGCGAAGCCGGTGCCCAAGACGCTGACCGCCGTCAGCGATGTGGTGGCGGACTTGAAGGGCCGAGCCGCCGCGCTCGCCGGCTCGACCGGGATTGCCGGAACAGCGCTGCTCGGGCTTGGCCCGGTGGGCCTCACGGTCGCAGCCGCGCTCGGCGCCGTCTATCTGGCGTTCGATCGGATCAAAGAGGGGGCAAAAGCCGCCGGCGTCTACGCGCGCGATATTCGTGACTTCGCGAACGCGACCGGATTTAGCACCGCCCAGGTCCAAGCTCTATCGGATGTACTGCAGCAGAACGGCATTGCGCAGGACAAGGCCCGCTCCGGGCTTGAGAAATTCTCCGTTGCGCGCGAAGAAGCGCGCCGCGGCGACGGCGAACTCTATCAGACGCTTCGGCGGACAAGTGCGGCGCTGGCCGAGCAATTTGCCGCATCGCGCTCCGCGCCGGAGGCGCTCGGCGTTTTCATCAAGGCTTTACAGCAGGCCGATGAAACCACGCGAGCCTTCCTTGCGCGGGCGGCTTTCGGCCGAGGTGGCGTGGCGTTCGCGCAGTCCTTGCTTGATATTGCCGGTCGCGGCGGGCTCGGCGCCATAACCGAGGCTGCCATCAAGGCCGGCGCGGCGCTTGACGCCGGTCTGATCGAAAAGCAGGCGCAGGCCGCGATTGATGCCGAGCGTAAGGCGCAGATCGTCGAACGGAATTGGAATCAGGCCTACGGCAACATCTACAAGCAGTGGAAGGACTTTCTGAAGAACGTCCTTGGTCTCGATGCCAATAACGAGATCGCCATTTCGCTTAAGGTGCGCATCGCAACCGAGAACGCTGGCAAGTCCTTCAGCGATATGACGGACGAAGGGCTTGCGGCCGAGATCGAGCGCACTCGTCGTAGAATCGCACAGATCGAGGCGGGGGCGCAGCCGGTTATTCCTGGCGGCGGGCGACCGAAGCTCAACCTTGCCGATCCTCTCGGATTCAAAGACGAGTGGCAAAAGCAACTGGATGAGCTGATTGCGGAACGGCAGCGCCGCCGTGTCCTGATGGAGGACGCTGGCCGCGAGGCTATGCGCGCGCGAGCGCTAACCGATCTGCCGGCCGACAAGCCGGTCTCGAAGGAAGATGAGATCGGCCGACGTGAGCGCATCACCAAGGCGGAGCGCGAGCGTCTGTCGGTCCTTGGTGACACGGCTTCAATGGATGAGCTCCTCAAGGCCAAAGACAACGATCTCGCGCTTATCCGCCTCAAGAATATCAATATCACCAAGGTCGACACGGACCGGGTGCGAGAAAATTTTGCCATCCAACTCGCCGCCCGTGAGGTGGCGATCAAGTCGCAGCTCGGTGTGGTGACGGCAACAGATCTCTACGTGCAAAAGCAGCGCGAGCTGAATCAGCTTCTGTCGCTCGGCAAGATCAGCGAGGAACAGTACGGCGCGGCGCTCGCCATCGCGCGCAAGGAGATCGATGAGACGATCAAGGCGCAGGAGGTCCGGGCATCGAGCTTCCCCAACCTGGTGCGGCTGCGGCAGGAAGGCGAGAACCTGACCGGTACGCTGGATCAGGAATTGTCCGGCGCGCTGCGCAGCACCACGTCCGATATCCTCGCGATGGCGAAGGGCACGGAGACACTGGGTGCGGGGCTCGGCAATATCGCGAGCCGCATGGCCGATGCCGTCGCGCAGGCGCTGCTGATGAAGAGCGTCGTCGGTCCGCTCGCGGGACTGCTATCCGGCGGGCTTGGCTCGGTCTTTGGCGGCGTCGCATCCGGCGCCACGTTCGGCGCTCCTTCCGGAGGCATCGGTTCCTATGGTGGCGTGCCGGTCCCGACTTTCGCGGGCGGCGGCGTGATTCAGCCCGGCGGCCTTGCGCTGGTGTCCGAGCATTCCGCCGGCGGCGGGCGTTTCATCCGCGCCGGCCGCGAGCCGATCACGGTTACGCCGTACGATGTCGGCGGTGGTGGCGGGAGCGTAACCGTTCATGCCGGCACCACGATCAACATCGAGGGCAGCGCCGACCGAACCACGCTGGCGCTGATCCAACAGGAGCTTGATCGCCGCGACGCCGCGATGCAGTCGCGGGTCGAAGCTGCCGTCAAGCGCGCGCGCTCCAATCGGTCGATCTGATGGCGATCACCTTTCCCCGCGACATGCCCGACGAGCTGGGCGTGGTGGCGATGGCGTTTCCGCCGGAGCCGATGATCGAGGTCACCCCGCTGCGCTCGGGGCGGCAGATTTCCGCGGACCTTGGGCCGACGCTCTGGCGCGCACGCTACACCTCGCATCGCATGCGGCAGGATAAGGCCGGCATCGTGCGTTCCTGGTACGACACGCTGCTGAGCCTCAACGACTTCTATGGCTACGACAAGCTGCGCGAATACCCGCTCGCCTATGCGACGGGCTGGGGCGCGCTGACGGTCGGTGGCAACCCATTTTCCGGCAGCGGGCGGCTCGTCTCGGTCGCCGGGAACAATGTGCAGATCAACATCGATCAGGTGCCCAACGGATTCGCTCTGGCGCCGGGCGACTATATCGCCTTCGACTACGCCTCCGGTGCCTCGCGCGCACTTCATCGCGTGGCGGCCGCCGCGACCGCCAACAACTCCGGGCAGGTGACGCTCGATGTCCGGCCGCATATCCGGCCGGGCTGGGCCGTGGACGCGGCGATCATGTTCCGCCGTGCGGCCGCGCGCATGATCATCCTGCCGAAATCCTATGACGAGCGGATCGAAGCGCGCGTGTTCACGACCATCAGCTTCGAGGCGATTCAGACGCTGTAAGAGAGAGGCTCGCGCATGCTCGCACTGACGGCGGAACAGGAGGGCATGCTGGAAAGCCGGGCCATCATGATGCGCGCCACCATCCGGATGGACGCAAAGGACCGGAAGGTGCCGGACCGGGCCGGCTTCTGGAACGGCCTCGGCGACGTGACTGCCGACGTTCCGTCATCGTGGCGATCGGTTGTGTGAGAGGCTCGCGCATGCTCGCGCTGACGACGGAACAAAAAGCCGCACTGGAAAGCCGCGCCATCATGGCGCGGGTCTTCATCTGGTCGGACGCAAAAGACCCCGATACGGGTCTGCCGGATCCGGCCGGCTTCTGGAACGACGTCGGCGACGTGACGGTGGGCGAGCGCGTCTATCACGGCGACCAGTCGGTCATTTCGCTCTCGCCGGTGACTGGCAAGAGCGACCTGTCCATTCCGGACCTTACCATCACGCTTTCGGGGCTCGACGTGAACGCCATCATCCTCGCGCGGGTGAAGGCGTTGTCGCAGACGCCGATCGAGGTAGCGGTTGGGCTGTTCGACCCTGCGACCCACGAGCTGTTGCCGCCGCTGTTCCCGGTGTTCGTCGGCTTCACGGATGATATCGAAATCCCGACGCCGGAGACCGGCGGCGACAGCACGATCATTCTGACCTGCCGTTCGGTGTCGCGGGCATTGACGCGCATCAGCACGGCCACGCGTTCGCACGCGAGCGAGATCGAGCGCGATCCGTCCGACCAGTTCTACGTCTATTCGCCCCTGGGCCGGGTCCCGACGTATTTCGGACGGCCCAACCCGGCCCAGGTGACGGCCACGACGGGGCAGGGCGGATTCTCCGGGGGCATCGCGCGCGCATGACCTCCGCCGCCGTCATCTATGACCGCTACCGGCAGGAGCGGGCGACGCCGTTTGCCTGGGGCGCGGCCGACTGTCTGCAATGGTGCGGCAGCGTCGCGCTGGCGCTCTACGGCGCCGACCCGACGGTGAGCCTGCGCGCGCGCTACGCGACCGAGCGGCAAGCCAAGGAGGTGATGATCGCCGAAGGCTGGCGCGACCTGGGCGATGTGGCGGCCTCGCTGCTGGCGGAGATCCCGGTCGCGACCGCCCACACGGGCGACTGGGCTTTCTGTGTCGACGACCTCGGCAACGAAGGCCTCGGCGTGATGTGCGGTGAGACAATCGCCGTGCGCGCCAAGACCGGCATGGGCCAGATGCCGCGCCGCTATGCGCGCCGGGCGTTTCGGGCTTCCGCCTGATGCTGCGCATCCTCCTTGCGGCAGCGCTGCTCACGATCGCGGCGCCGAGCACGGCGCATGCGGGCTTTCTGGTGCCGCTGATCGCAGGTGCGGCATTCGCCGCGACCACAGCAGGCGCTATCGTCGCGTTCGGCCTCAACGTTGCGGTTTCCATCGGGCTTTCGTTTGCAGCCTCCAAGCTGCTTGCCAAGACGCCGGATCAGGCGCCCGACACGCCCGGCGGCGTGCAGCTCGACGTTCAGGCGGACGCCGAGATTCCGCAGAAGCTGCTGGTCGGAACGGCCGTCACGGCCGGTTCGCGCCCGGCTCCGCCCTGGACGTTCGGCAAGCGAGGGGCGATTGATAATTCGGACATGATCGAGCCGATCGCCTTTGCCGACCATCCGGTCGCGGGGCTGTTGACGCTCTACGTCGAGGAACAGGAAGCGCAGCTCATTGATGCGGACGCCATTCCGCCGGAGCTGCAGACGTTCTACGGCCTCAACGCGGTTGCGCGCGGAAAACTCGTCAACGCGTCGGCCTACCGCGCGAAGCTGGCGATTCAGTTCTACGACGGCACGCAAACCGCGGCCGATGAGTTGATGGTCGCTGCGCTCGGCTCGCATCCCGAACGGCCGTGGACGTCCGACATGGTCGGACGCGGGCGCTGCTATATGCGCGCGCACTACATCTACGACAACGAGGTGTTGAGCGGGCCGGTGCGATGGCGCGCGGTGATCAACGGCATCGCGCTCTACGACCCGCGCAAGGACTCGACGGTCGGCGGCTCGGGCTCCCATCGTTTCGGCGACCTGTCGACCCACGAGTTCACGCGCAACCTCCCGGTCATCTGCTACAACATCCTCCGTGGCATCCGCGTTGCGGATCACAACGGCGTGCCGCAGCACTTCTACGGCATCGAGAACGGCCCGGCCGCGAGCTGCCCCCTCGATTCATGGTTCGCCGCCATGAACGAGGCCGACGTGGTGATCGACGGCGAGCCGCAATATCACGGCGGCGCGGAGATTTCGGTCGATACCGAGCCGCTCGCGACCGTGAAGGCGATCGTCACTGCCTGCGACGGGCTCTTCACCGAAACCGGCGGCATCTACAAGCTGCGCCTCGGGCCGCCCGGCCTGCCGGTTCTTTCGTTCGACGACGGCGCGCTGCGAGCCAATGAGGGCGACAGCTTCAAGCCGGCGCTCGCGCTCGAGGAGCGCGTCAATTGTGTGACGGCGAGCTATACCTCGCCGGATGATGGCTGGCTTCCGAAGCCCGCGCCGACGCGCCGCGATGACGACGCCATCGCGGCCGATGGCCGGCGGCTCTCGGCCAACCTCGACGTGCCGATGGTTCAGTCCGCGTCGCATGTGCAGCGGCTGCAACAGCAGATGCTCAAGCGCTCGCGCCAGTCGCGGCGTCACACCATTCCGCTGCCGCCGGCGGCTTTCGGCCTTGAGCCGGGCGACGTGGTCGAGTGGACTAGCGAGCGCAACGGCTACAGCGGCAAGCTGTTCGAGGTGACGCAGCCTGGCTGGCTGTTCAATCTCAATAGCACCATTGCCATCCGTGAAATCGACCACGACGATTTCGACTGGAACGGCGAGACGGACTTCGTTCTGCAGCCCGTGGGCTCGCTGGTCGCGAGCCGTCCCGCGCCGAAGATCATCGACGGCTTTGACGCGGAGGGCTTTGTCTTCACCGGCGCGAACGGCGTGAAGCGCTCCGCCATTCTGATCACATGGGACGCTCCGCAAGACGGCGACCTTACCCGTGTTGAAGTGGCCGTGCGGCGTTCGGCGCTGGAACCGGAGGAAGCGAAAGCCTCCACCGATGATCCTTCGGCTGGTCAGATGGTGTTCCTCGCGGCGGTGACGCCGTTCACGGCCTATCAGGTGCGCGGCCGGTTCGTCTCGTTCAACGGCTATCCAACCGAGTGGTCGCTTTGGATCGATGTAACCACACCCGACGTGCGGGTAATCCAGGCCGAATTGTCGGCCGAGCTCGACGCCAAGGTGAGGCAGATCGAGACGCAGTTCGCCGATGCGCTCGCCGAGCTGCACGGCATCGCCGACGACTTGGCGGATGCGATCAATGGCCAGGCGGCGAGCTTGCTTGAGCGGCATGGCCGCTCGCTCATTTCGATGGGCGAGCGCTACCAGCAGAATGCCGCGTCGATCGAACAGGTTGCCATCGCCTACGCCAACGCGGATGCGGCGCTCGCGGCGTTGATTACGTCTCTGACGGCGACGGTCGGCGCCAACACGGCCGCGATCACCAGCGAGCAAGTCACACGCGCGAATGCCGACAGCGCGCTCGCGGGGTCGATCACGTCCCTGGCGGCGACGGTCGGCGCCAACACGGCCGCGATTAATGACGAAAGTCTCGCGCGCTCGGGCGGCGACAGCGCGCTTGCGGGCCGCCTGACCACTTTCCTTGCAGACAGCGGAGGTTTTTCGGCCGAGGGGCGCATTCGGTTCATCGCAGCCGCGCATCCGGGCGACGCGGTCGCAACCTTCTCGATCGAGCTGAATATCGCCACGCCTGAGGCGCCGGACTGGCGGCCGTGCGGCATCTATCTCGACATCATGTCGGGTTTCTCGCGCTGCCGTATACAGGCCAACCAGTTCACGTTCTCAGATCCCGGTCTGAACTTCGGACAGCCGTTCGATGTGTTCACGATCGGCGGCGGTGAGGCGCTGCTCAATACCTTGCTGCGGGTGCAGAAGATCATTGCTGCCTCGATCGGTACGACCGAGCTGAAGGTCAACGGCGTCGACTTCACCAAAATCCTGCAAGGCGCGGTCGGGAACCGTACGACGCTGGTGACCGCGTCGGGGACAGGCGTGCTCGTCAGCTCCGCCGTGGGCGTCCTCGCGAACAATCGGCCCATTCGCGCGACGCTCAATATCGGCAACGTCATCATGGTGAGCGGCTCGTCGTGGCTTGGGTCGCCGCCGCCGCAATTGTCGGTCCGGTTCTATCTCGACGGTGTGCTGCAGACCACGATCGGCATTTCGGCCAACACGGCGGTCGGCGGCGGGTCTCCGGTGTGGGCCTATCTCGACGCAATTCAGTTGTTTTTCGACTACCCGCCGATGTCGGCCGGCGGGCACACGTTCCGCGTCGACATCGACGCCCCGGGCTTCGCCAGTGCCACCGTTCCGGCCGGGCGGCTCATTATCGACGAGATGGCAAAATGAGCGATCCCGCGATCAAGCAGGCTATGTCGCTCGCCGATCTGTCCCAGCCCGAGATGCAGCGCTTTTCGGAGCTGCTGGCGGCGACGCTCGAGCAGTTGAAGCCGATCATCTTGCGCGATGCGCTGGAGCAGCATCGCAAGAGCGATCCGGTGCTGCTCTGCCTCACCCGGCGCAGCTCCTGCGGCACGGCAGCCGAGGCGGAAGCCGCGATGCGCACGAGCTTCGATCAGCTCGTTGTGCAGTTCCATGGGCAGATCGGGCGCGTCGCGGATGTCCTTCACGTCGAGGTATCGATCGAGCTTCTGAAGGGCGACGCACATGGCGGCTGAGCGCTTCGTCCACAACGAAGGCACGATCTCGATCGCGAACGGCTCGCGCACCGTGACCGGCGCCGGGACGCTGTTCGCCGGCGTCGACCGAGGCGGTGCGCAACTGTGGTGGGTGCGCGACGACGACGTGCCGCAGAAGATCGGCTCGGTCGCCGATCTGCCGGCGGGCGAGCGTTACGACAATCTGGAACTGACACTTGTCTCGGATTGGAATGGCCCCGACCTCACTGGCGTCTCCTACGAGCTGATCGACGGCGCGGCTCTCGCGCGCGGAGCCTCGCAGGCGGCGGTCTACGCCCGGTTCGTGGCATTCCTTCAACAGAATGCCGGCCTCGTCTTCAACTCGGCTGACACGGTCGATTATTCGATCATCCCGAGCAACTCACTGTTCGTCGACGACGTGAGTCAGCGCATCTATCAGTGGCGCGGCGGACTGCTGCAAGTCGTGCGCGTGGTTGGCGAACAGTGGTCGCCGAAGGGGCCGTACAATGCTGGCACCACCTACGCGTTGAACGCGATGGTGTCTGACGGCGGCAAGGTCTGGATTTCGAACGCGAACGCGAACACGGGGCACACGCCGGCGAGCAGTCCGACCTGGTGGACCGAAGTCCCGCTGCCGGTTCCGCGCTACGACCTTGCGATCTACGACACGGATCGGCCCGGTTCCGGCGAAATGATCGCAAAGTGGGTGGCGCCGACGCCGACCACGTTCCGCGCATCGCTCGTCGAAAGCAAGGCGATCGCCGAAATCGCCGCGACCGCGAGTGCGGTCTTTTCGATCAGGAAGAATGGCGTGCAGTTCGCGACGCTCACCTTCGGCGCCGCCAGCGCGATCGGCGTGTTCGTTTGCACTTCCGATGCGGCGTTCGTCGCCGGCGACGTGCTGACGGTGATTGCACCGAATCCGCGCGATGCGACGCTTTCCGGCGTTGCCGCGACCATCGTCAGCTACCGCGTCTGATTTTCCTTAATCGCCAACTGCTCCGAAACGTCTAACGGGAGACCGCGCCGATGGCCGTCACCATGTCGCTCTATAATCACGCGCCCAAGCTCTTGGCGAACAAAGAGGTGAATTTCACGAACCTGCGCGTCAAGTTGCTGAGCTCCTCGGCATCGTTCACGGCATCGCATACGTCGATCGAGCAGGTCGATAACGGCGCCAAGTCAACGGTGACGATCACCATCGCGTCGCCCGGCGTGGTGAGCTGGAATTCGCACGGCTACTCGAACGGTCAGCCAATCCTGCTCAATACGACGGGCGCTTTGCCGACCGGACTCTCGCCGGGCGTGACCTATTACATCGTCAACGCATCGACGAACTCGTTCCAGCTCGCGGCAACGGCCGGAGGCTCCGCCATCAACACCTCGGGATCGCAGTCCGGGACGCACACGGCATTCGCGTCGGGCTCCTACGAGGTGTCGGGCAACGGCTGGGCGGCCGGCGGTCCGACGCTCGCGAACGTCGCGGTTACCACGGTCACCACGAACGACGCGATGCTGGATGCGGACGATGTGACCGTGACCGCCTCGGGCGGCTCGATCGGCCCGGCAAGCGCGCTCACGGTCTACGACGGCCTCACCGGCAAGCCGATCATCTATATGGACTTCGGCCAATCGCAGTCGGCCGGCGACACGACCGACTTCAAGGTCGTCTGGAATTCCGGCGGCCTCATCGCCTTCGCGTATTGATCCGGCAAGGGGAATCTAGGCCGTGGCGGCCTTTGATGTCGTTGCCGGTGGGCCGGTAACCGAGATTCCGGTCGTCGGCGGCGCGATCGTTTTCGCGCCGGCGCCTGAGACGATCGCGCTCACGACGCTTGCGGGCATCGTGCATGGCGGCGCCTCGGCCCTGCCTCCGGTCAAGACCATCGTGCTTTCGGCGCCGGCGGCGTCCATCCGGGCAGGCGTCCGGCTGGCGCCGGCCTCGGTGACGATCGCTCTCGCGGCGCCAGAGGCGAAGATCTCCGAAAGCGCCCGTATCGCTGCGCCCGCTCCGCAGACGATCTCGCTGACCACGCCTGGCGCATCGTTGCTGGCCGGGGTCGCGCTGAAACCGCCAGCCGATGCCATCGCTCTAATCGCGCCGGCGGCCTCCGCGCGCGCCGGCAAGGCTCAGTTTCCGCCAGTCGCCGGCGTCACCATCATGGCGCCGGCCGGGAAAGTCTCGATCAGCGCGCGCATTGCCGCGCAGGCTACGAATATCGCGATCACGTCCCCGGCCGCGCAGGTTGCCGGCGGGAACTTCATCGACGCGTCGAACACGCTGACGCTTCTGGTCGACGGCGGTCAGGTCGCGGGCGACCCGGTCGCCACGTTCCCGGTCGCGGACAGCGAAGAAGAGACCATCACAATCAAGCTGCCGCCCCGCATCGTCGTGGGCACGCCGGCGGCCGCAATCTTCGCCGGCAAGTCGCTATTCCCGCCGCGCGCGACGATCGCGCTGACAGCGCCATATGCGGAAATCGATGCGCGGCGCCGCAAGCTCCGCGTGATGGCCATCGCAAGCTGAAGGGTATGCCATGACCGGACTTCTCAATCGCGTGAAGCAGTTCACTGCGGCGACTGGCACGGGCGACACCACGCTCGGTTCGGCTTTCTCGACCAAGCACATGACGGCCGCCGAGGCAGGCGCGGTCGACGGCAAGTCCTATGTCTGGCTCTACGAGCAGGGCAACGACTTCGAATTGATCCGCGCGAACTATACGGCGAGCGGAACCGTAGTCGCGCGCAACACCGGAACAGTCTTGTGGTCGAAGATCGGCGGCTCCGTCAGTAACTCGACCAAGATGACGCTGAACGGCACCGCGACGGTGAGCATCGTCGCGGCGGCCGAGGATTATATCTTGACGCAGCCGCCGGTAGCCAAGTCGTCGGGCTTCACGATGGGCGTCGCCGATCGTGACACCCTCTTCTTGTGCGCGGGTACCTTCACACTCGCTTTCGCCGCAGCCGCGACGCTCGGCAGCCTGTTCAAGGCGCGCGTGATGAATGTCGGCTCGGGTACGATCACGCTCGACCCGAACAGCTCGGAAACGGTGAATGCGCTCGCGACCTTGGCTTTGCTGCCGGGAGAGGCCTGCGATATCGACTGCGACGGATCCGCGATCTACGCGGCCGGTCAGTTCGGCGGTGTGCGCTATGATCGCACGCAGGTGCTCACGTCGGCGCAGGCCGCACAGGCGCGCCAAAACGTCTACGCCGCCCCGATCGATGCGATGGCCTATAGCGGCATGCAACTCGACGGCTCCGGCGATGTGAGCCAGCAGAACGGAACGACGCAACTCACGCTATCGAGCGATACCGAGACCTACGTCACGGACAGCTGGCTTGCCGCCTACAAGAACTCCGGCGCGGTGGTGAAGGCGCGCCAGCTTGCGGCCGCGTCGTTTCCGGCTGCGCTTTCTGGCTACAGCAACGCAGTCGAATTGAAGGCGACCACGGCATTGTCGTCGCTGGCGAACGGCGACTATGCCAAGCACATCATGATGGTTGAGGGCTATCGCGTGGCCCGCATGGGCTGGGGCGCCTCGGGCGCACAGCCGCTCGCCTATGGCTTCCGCTACTACAATCCGGCCGGCGGCTCCAAGACCATCATGGTCAAGCTGTCGAACGGCGATCGCAGCCGTTGCTATTACGATGAGGTCGTGGTCGCGGCCGGCTGGAACTGGGTCACGCCGACCGGAGGCTCTGTGCCCGGCGATACCTCCGGCACGTGGAACGCGACGAACGGCATCGGGCTGCGGATCGAGGTGTTCAGCGCCGGCAAGGCCGCCTCGAATGCCTCGACCGGTGCATGGGGTTCGACCAACACCACCGCGACGGCGGGGATGACGCAGAACATCCTTGACGCAACGAACTATGCGGCCGTGGTGACGGGCCTGATCCTTCTTCCTGGCATCGAACTGCCGCCAGCGTCGCGTGCGGCGCTGGTCATGCGGCCGGCGAATTTTGAGCTGAACGCGCCGAATGGGTGCAAGCGATTTTGGCAGAAGCATACTGCCCATGTGATCGCGGCCCCCTACACCGCAGGCGCATATTTCGGCCAGCGGATGTCGTTCGCGCCGGAAATGCGTGACGTTCCATCGCTGTCTCTGTCAACCGTATCCGCCGGCAACTGCGGCGCCAGATCAACCAATAACGTCCTCATCACGGGATACACGATCTATGCGACTGCTACGGTGACGGGCAGCATCGCCGAGTTTGTTGACGATGTAAGCGCGAACGCACGGCTCTGACCATGACGGCAGCAAGGTTCGCGGACCCAGAGCATACGAACGGCGCCTTTACGCGGCGGTCCGGCGAAGAGGTGCACGGCCCGCTGCCGCCGAATGCGGGCGATGTTCGCGCCGAGTACGACGCGTGGATCGCCGCCGGCAACACGCCAGACCCGTATGTGGCGCCGGCCGCCCCGCCGCCATCATTCCTCGCGCGCGACTTGATCGACCTGCTCACGCCGGACGATCTGCGCGCGATCCAGGCCGCCGTGCAGGCCGACGCCGCACTCGACCTGCTCTGGCTTCGCTTGCGCACGCGCGAGGGCAAGCCCGTGGTGGCCGAGGGTGAGGCGTTCGCGCAGGGCTGGGCCGGACTGATGGCCGCGCTCGGCAGTGCCCGTGCGGCGCAGATTTCGGCCGCGCTCGGCATCGCTTAAGGCGCGTGCGCTCTCTCTAACCGCCTTGGCGCTGGCCCTAAGTGGGGGGCAGTACCAACCCGCCTTCTTCGAAAAAAAGCGAGGTTTGTCATGGGTTCCGTTGCCTGGGGCGCGAAGGTCTCTCGCGCGTTCGTCGCCAAGGTCGAGGCGATCGCGGCCGATCTCGGCTGCCATCCCGACGACCTGATGGCCTGCATGGCGTTCGAGAGCGGCGAGACGTTCTCACCGTCGATCCGCAACAAGGTGAGCGGCGCGACCGGGCTCATTCAGTTCATGAAGTTTACGGCGCCAAAGCTCGGCACCACGACCGATGCGCTTGCCGCGATGACGCCGGAAGAGCAGCTCGATTACGTGGCGGCGTACTTCAAGCCGTACAACGGCTGGCTGCACACGCTGGAAGACCTCTACATGGCGATCCTCTGGCCGAAGGCGATCGGCCGGCCGAACAGCGTGGTCTTGTTCGATGGCGAGTCTCGCGAGACGGCGCTCGCCTATACGCAGAACAAGGGCCTCGATGTCGACCACGACGGCCGCATCACCAAGGCCGAAGCCGCCCGCAAGGTGCGCGAGAAACTCGCGCGCGGCGAACTCTTCCGCGGCGAAGGCTATGACGCCGACGTTCCATTTCCCGAACCCCGCCCGGCCGATGCGCCGGCTGCGATCGAGGACGATGTGGCGGATCTTGCCAAAGGGCGTGTCACGGCCGCACGCGAGCTGACCGAAACCGAGGTCAAGGCCGCGCAACAGCTTCTGCACGATCTCAAATACTACGAGGTCGGGCTGCCGGACGGCGACATCGGCTCGCGCACCATCGCGGCCGTGGCGGCGTTCAAACATGACCGGGGCCTGATTGGCGAGCCGGTGCTCGACCGCGCGCTGGTGAAGGAACTCGACGACGCGCAGGCCGAAGGTTGGGCACGCCCGATCGCGCCCGAACGGGCCGAGGGCAAGCCGGACGGCAGCCGCGTCATGGACGCGCAGGAAAAGCTCGCCGCGGGCGGCCTGATCGCCACCGTCACGGCGGCAATCAGCAAGGCCGCCGACACGCTCTCGGAATGGTTCGAGCCGGTGCGCGCGCTGATCGACCCGCTGCGGCCGATGCTGCGGCCGCTCGGCCACTTCATCGCCGAGCACTGGCATGTGATTGCGATCGGGGTCGGGGGCTTCGTGCTGTGGCAGTCCGGCCGCGCCTGGTTCGCGCGGCGGCAGGATCACCGCGAGGGCAAGACGACATGATCGGGCTTGCCGCCTTCATGGGGCCGCTGCTCGCCGGCGTCGGCGGGCTCACCGTAGCCGGTATCGGCTCGGTCCCGTACCTCGGGGCCGTGCTCGCATTCCTTGGCACCGGCGCGGGCCGCGTCGTCATGATGCTGCTCGCGGCCGGCGGGCTCTACCTGTTTGCGTTTCACAAGGGCGAGTCCGGCGCGCGTGCCGAATGCGAGGCCGGGGCGCTGCGCGCGCGGCTCGCCGCCAAAGAGATCGACCTTCGCGTCGCGACGGAGCGCGCCGAACGATCGCAGTCCGTCATCAACGGCCTGATGGAAACCGACGCCAAGAACCGCGATGCGATCGAAAAGCTGAAAGCCGAACTCGAAACCCGCCCGCTTCAATCCACCAAACCCGGAGCCAAGATCGATGCGAACGCTTTGCTCGATGATCAGTGTCGCCTTACTCCCGCTGGCGCTCGGCGCCTGCAAAACCTTCGGGGCCGTTGAGCCGCCACTCGCGCGCGACATCGGCCTGCCGCCCGCCTACCTCGCGAAGGTGAGCGCGCCCGAGCCGCAGGCCAAGCAGAGCCCGGTCGCGGTCGCGGCCGAGCGCGGCGCGGCCCTCGACCGCGCGAACGCCATCATCGGCTGCGCGGACGCCGAGTGGCGCGCGACCCGCATGACGCTGCTCGCCGGCGAGCGCCCGGCCGATGCGGTCGAGCCCGGCGCATGCCCTGAGCTCGAGGCTGTGAAGGCGAAGCCGATCGCGGCGCCGAAGAAGCGCAAGCGCCTGTTCCGCGCCGGCACCTGACCGCGCGTCTTCCTCCGAAACCGATCTCGGGGCGCCTCACCATGAGCATCTCGGAACTCACGGCCGTCGCGGCGCTGTTGCTGAACGTGACGGTCGCGGTCGTCGGACTGACGTGGGGCCTCGGCAAAATCCGGGACACGGTGCGTGACGAGATTGATGAGCACCGCAAGGATTTCGACGGCGCCATTCTCTCATTGCGACGCGAGGTCGGCGAGACGGCGCTCGCGTTGCGGCAGAAGGTGACCGAGGTCGAGCTCTGGGGCCGTGACAACTTCGTCAAGAAAGACTCCTTCGGCATCGTGACCGACCGCATCTCGCAAGAGGTTAAGGATTTCGCCGAGCGTATCGATCGGCGCCTCGAACGGATGGAAGGCAAGATCGATCATGGGGCCTGACGCCGCGGTCAACTTCGTGCTGCGTGAGTTCGCCGCGCCGTTCTCTCCGCTGCTGGTGCGGATCGTGATCGGGCTCGCGATGCTGGCGGCCGTGGTGCTGGTCTTTGATGGAGGGGCGGTGCTGTGAGCTCTGGGGACCTTTTGTTCGCCCTTCCCGTCGAGGTGCGCCGCTGTCGCCGCAATCCAAAACGACTGGTTGTCGTGTCAGCGACGGGGGAAGTGTTGCTGCGCACCCTGAGCGACAAGCTGCGTGATCGGGATGTCGCGGAGCGATTTGCGCGGGCCGTGAATGAGTGGGCGGGCGCCGAGCAGGCGCGGCTCAAACCGTTTCGCTACGGGCTTCCGGCTCTAAAGGCCGAAGACGCAGCGTGATCCGCAGCCAGGGCGGCCACCTGGCACATCAGGAAAAATGAGGACTTGGTGATGGCGACGACGATGCGCGCGAAGATGAAGATCAATCATATCGATCGGCGGTACGCCGAGAATGGGCAGGAGACGCTCTACTTCAACCCCGTTGCGGCCTCGAAATATCCGGAAGACGGCTCGGACGAGAACAACACCTACGCAAAGTTCTCGCCGTCTGGCATGCTGTCGCTCACGGTGTGCAACCCGGCGCTTTTCGGCAAGTTCGCAGAAGGCGAGGAATACTACCTCGACTTCACGCCGGCGGGCGCGCTGCCGGCCTAATCGTCCGGCGATTGAAGTAGGCCGCGACCCGAGACCTCCCGTCGCGGCTTGCAGTGAAACTGGCCCCGCTGCCCTCGTGGCGGCGGGGCCTTTTTTATCCGCCGAGACGCTTCAGCAGCGCCGCCGTCTCGCGAGCCGTCAACCGGCGCCCGCGCAAGCCCTTCGGCACCTTGCGCGCCATCGCGGGCGGCCTCATGAAAGCAACGCGTGACCGATCCAAAGCAGCGTCGTCACGATTGCTGCCACGGCGACGTTCGCGATGGCTGGCAGGCCGAAGATCAGTGACGTAATCGCTTCCGGTTCAAGACGCTTGGTCGCACCGCGATAGGCACCAAGCGCGGCCGCGCCCACGACGCGCAAGGCCGTAACGGCGGCCCACGAGGAACCGAATATCAGAACAGTGGCGACGGGCGAGGCGTGCAT